GTGCCGATGTCGGTCCGCTGGCTGAATATGCCCCGCCCTCTGCGCCGTTCACAGTCATGACAGTCAGGCCGTCATAGACCAGCGTGCTGGCGCTGCCGGGATTGCCAGCGCCCGCAGTGAGCTTTTGAGCGCCACCAGCACCTAAGTTGAAGGTGAGGACTTTGCCGGGCACCACATCCAGCGTGACACCCCCCCAGGGGGCTGAATTGCCCCCTCCAGCTTGCTCAGGCGATCCGCCAGCACGGGCGCCACCACCTCCTGCACCGTAGATCAATCCTGTAACAGTGCGAGCCCATGCGGGCATGGTGAAGGAGCGCGTGATCCGCACAATGGCGGCAAGCGCTTTTCCGCTTGCTGCAGAATTTCCATCAATGAGTTGGTCGTAGTTCATTTGAGTGTCACTCCGTCATACCTGAGTCGGAAGCCGCGAAATGGCGGGATAGTCATGGGGGAATCCGGCGACTGACCCTTCACAGTGAGCCCGTTGAAGTTCGCGTAGGAGCGCTCTGCCGTAGCGTTCATGAACTCAAGCACGTCACCACTGAGCAGCGTTGTGGGGGCAGTCATGAGGATGCCGGGCGCAGTCCCTGTATAAGCAACATTGGCGCTCATGCTTGTGCTGACAGATACACGTTGGGTCACGATCCCGCCGCCTCCAGTGCTCCATGCCGGTGAGATGCCGGGCTCTGCCAGCGCGACGTCTGCCAGGTTGCTCAGCAGCAGCCAAATTCGGTTGTTGTGCAACACGCTGGCTGGCATGTTGAGGACACGATCTGCCGGGTTTGGCTTGGCAGCAAGTGTTGTCCACAGGCCCTTGAAATCGCTGTACGCAGCGGCAGCCTCGGCGGCAGCCAGGGCCAGGTCTTTGGCCTGTAATGCCAGAGCCGAGTTGTCGTGCGAAATCTGCGTGTTTTGGGCTGCGTTGTCAGCTAGCGCGGCGATTCCAGCAACAATGCTGGGCATCGCGCTACCTACCGCGTAGGCGTCCTGATTGAATGTCGGACTACCCAACGGCGGATAGGTGGGCACCGTTGGAGTGGCCGGTGGGGTCACTGGTGTGGTCATACGTTACCTTTGATCTGCAGGTCCACTTGGGAGGTGGGCCATGTGACTGACCGGACGGTGCCGGTGATCTTTCCGACGGTGGCGAGGTGGCTGTACTTGGGGAGGTCACTCACCTCGATGGCCACTGCCTTACCAAGGATCTGCTCCAGCAGCAGCTTTGCGGCGGGCGCCTGGTTCGCGTCGATGACGCAGGACAGGTTGATGTCGGTGGCTTTGCGGCCATCCGCATCGATGTAGGTTCCATCCTTGTATTCCTCGGGGTACGAGTAATCATGGGTAGCCGCCTCGACGCCGTACTGCACCCCGCTGGCCTGCGTGAGGGGCGCAAGCAGGGTCTTCCAGGTGCCAACGCTGATAAAGCCGATGGCTGCTTCCACCCCTGGGTCGTTGCGCGTCACCGTGATGGTGAGTTCAAGATTCGGGTGGATCGGCAGGTCTTTGAGGGTGATGTAGGTTCCACGCTGCAGGTCGCCAAACAGGTATTCCCATTCGCCGAATGCCTGCTGCCACAAATCGCGGTCAACGATGGGCGGGATCAGGTTCGCGCCGCCGGTCCCAGCCTTCGCGGAAATGCTTACCTTGTCGCCCTCAATGCCGTAGATCGCCACTCCAGTGGCAAACCCAGGATTGAGCACGATGGTCACATTCCCTGCGCGGCGGGCCTTGGTGAAAAGGTACTTGTCGAAGGGCGCCATGCGGTTCGTGGGCGCGCCTTCATCCTTCTTCCACCAGCCTTGCGCGTTCGTGCTGTCTGGCTCGTATGTGTTGGCTGGAGCGCCGGAGATTGCCTGAACACACTCATAGGTGTAGCCCTTCCACACCCTGCGCGCGCCGACAGCAAACGTGCCTCCAGTGGCCCAAATTGTCTCGCCGACACTGGAGTCCACTTCCGGGATGTTGGTCGCCGCACCAAACATGGCGGCTGTGATGGTTTTTGGCAGAAGGATGTTCATGCGATCGCCTTGCTGCGCAGCACGGTGCCGCCGTTGGTGACATCGTTGAATTGCCGCCCCATCTGTGGCATCAGCTGCGTGTTCTTCTCGATGGCTTCCAGGCGCGCGGCCAGGATGGCGTTTTGCTCTGCCAGACGGTTCACCGCCGCAGCCAGATCAGCGTTTGATCCGCCACTAGCTCCAGGGTTGGCAGCTGGGTTGTATGCCTTTGGCACAACGGCCTCACCCTCATGGATGTAGGCCAGCATGTCGCGCGGGACGTAGTTGGTGCCGATGTCAAAGCGGGCGATCCCGGCGCCTTTGAACAGCGCATCAACATCCTCTTTTGGGATGTCGAAAAGACGCGCGATGTCGGCATTCGTGGCGCCAGAGCCGTAGAGCGCCGCGTTGATAGACGCCAGCACTGCCGGGTCATTGAACGCGAGGCCCTTTTCTTCGCCGAAGCGCAGCTGCTGGTCAATGCGCGCCTTGAGCAGCGCGTCCTGGTCAACCGGCGTTCCCATGACTCCGCCACCACCGCCTCCAACACCCGCGAACGCGCCACCAGGTTGCGCGCCCTGTCCTTGTTCAGGATCGGCGGGTTTGAGGATCGCCAGAAGCTGGTCGAAGTAGCTCTGCACCGTGCCGGTCAGCGTGGTGGTGCCGTTCACCAGTTCCTCTGCACGCTTGTCGAGCGTGTTGAGGTACTCCAGCTGCTCATTCACGGCGCGCAACTGGCGCTCTTCAAACGACAGCTGCAGCTCTCCGCTATCGGCCAGCTGAGAAAGCTGGCCAGCCAAAACCAGAGCATCGCGCTCGCGCGCGAATTGGGTCGAGTACCGTCCACCGTCGATACCACTGCGCGCGGCGCTGATGGCGTCAGAAAGGCCGGAGTAGTCCGCTACAGACGCACCTGCGCGAACGCCAGACAGGGCCTGCTCGATGTAGACCATGCCCTGGGCCGCAAGCATGTTGCGCGTGCCGTCCACGGTCTGGTACAGGTCACGGGCGTTGCTGCGCAATGTGTCCACCGCGTCGGCAATACCGCTGATGGTGTCTTGCAGGGCGGATGCTTGGCTGTTGAGCCCGTCACGGTCACGGCCAAGGGCTCGCTGGAACTGGCTGTAGACGGCGTCCTGCTGCTTCTTGACAGCCTCTGCTGCGCCGTCCGCAGCGTCGGTGATGGACGCGAAGGCGCCAGACAGTGCCAGCAGGGTGGCGTAGGTCTTGCGGCCGGACTCGCTCATGTCCTTCTCGGCGGCCGACACCAGGGCGCGGAACTGGTCGCGCGCGTTGCTGGCGTTGATGTCGGGCAGCTGCAGGCCCAGGTCGGACAGCTGCTGTGCCAGCGAGCGCTGCAGGTTCGCCCGCTGCTCTTCGCCCGTGAAGAAGTTGGTGTAGTAGGTCTGCAGGTTACCCAGCAGCTTGTCGAACCCGCCCGACACTTCGGCCAGCCCGGCTGCCGCGTCGAAAGCGATATCAGACAGGCCCTCCAGACCCATCTGGTCGAAGGCGTCCCGCAACTGACCTACACCGACGATCTGTGCGTTGATGGACTCCAGCAGCGCATTGGCGGCTTCGTCGCTCAGTGCCTCGGCATCAATATCCTTGAGCTGTTTCTTGATCGTCTCAGGAATGTCGGTGACGGTCTGCAGGGCCTGGATGGTCGATTGCTTCAAGTCGAGCGTGAAGTTCTCCAGCGCGGTCTTGAAGTCCGGGCTGTTGGTCGAGAAGGCCTCGTACAGCGTCCCGGCGTAGTTGTCGCCCTCGCCGCTTTCGCCGAACGTACGGCCATCGGCGAAGCGGCCGCCTGCGAACACACCGCCCCTGCCCTTGCCAGAGGTTTCCAGACCTGCGGAGAAGCCCGCCAGCCGGGCCGTGGAGCCAAGGGCCTCGAGGAAACCATTGATCCCCCTGGCGGTGCCTGCAACGGCGTCGCGGATGGCTGACTCTTGGGCAACCGGATCGCCCTCCAAGCGGTAGGCCTGGCCGTTGGTCAGCGCGATGTTCTGGCCGTTTGTGAAGTCGCGGTCAAACTGTTGGCCCACCATGGTGTAGGTCTGGCCGCGACGGTTGTTGGTGACACTGCCGTCGAAGGCCACGCCGAACTGGCCGCCGGTGCGGGTTTCGCCTTTGGTGGCCCGGGCGAGGGCTACCAGTGCGCCGATGCCCAGGGCGATAGGGCCCAGCGCGCCCACGATGGTGCCGATGCCGCCAGCGGTTGCGCCTGAGCCAATCAGGCCCGTGCCCAGGCCCAGCGTGGAGCCGAGGTTGCCCGCCACCAATCCCGAGAAACCGGTTGTGAGCCCTGCGCCAAAATTCCCAGCCAGCGCGCCAATACCACTGAACAAGGTGCTTGCGCCACTGAGCGCTCCACCGCCGCTTGCCGCTGCAGCTGCAGGTCCCGCGAGCCCCAAAGCTCCGGTCAGCGCTCCCGCGACGGGGTTGATGATTGCGCTGATGATCGGGCGCAGCACCAAGGTCGAGAACAGATTCTTCATCGTGTCCACGAAGTTCTTGGCGAAGCCCTTGCCGGACTCGAAGCCGCGCAGCAGCGCATCGGTCAGGCTGCGGTTTATGTCTTCGGCCGCGCGCTCCCATTCCTTGGCTGCGTCCTTGGCGGCGTCTTCGTTTGCCTTTTCCAGATCGAGCGCGATTTCCTTCGCGGCGCCGTCTTTCTTGGCTGCTGCCAGGTCGCGGTAGAGCTTCGCCTGTTCCTTCAGGGAGTCATAGGTCTGCTGGTCGAGGTTGCGGTCCAGCGCCTTGATGGCCTGAAGCTCCAGATCCGTTGCCAGCATTTCCAGCTTGGCGCCGTCCAGCGCGGCAATCGCGTCCTTCGTCAGGCCCATGCGCGCGGTGGCTTCTTGCTGGGCGGCGATGTCGTCGCGGATCTTCTCCACACCGCTTTCGAGGGAGGCAAGGTATTTTTCGCGAGCCTGTCCGGCTTCAATGTTGGCCTTGTTCAGCGCGCGTCGCGCAGTAACCTGCGCTTCGCTGGTGGCCTTTTCTTCAATGAGCGCGCGCACTTCGGCCTCTCGCGCAGAACCCAGCTTTATCTTTCCGGACAGCAAGTCCTGATCGAGCTTGATTCGCAACCGTTGGCTCTCGGTCAGCGCAGCGCCACCCGCCAATTCGAGCTTGTCTTCTTCGATCTTTGCGCGAATGCTGGCTATCAGCGACTCGTAGGTGTTTTGTTCTTGGTTCGCCGCAGCGTTGGATGCCTTGGTCACGCCTGTCTTCTTGAGCAGCGTGTCCTGCATCGTCTTGAGTTGGGCGTCGTATTCCTTGCCTGTGATGAGCCCCAGCTGATTCAAGCGAATCAGTTCGGTCATTTCCTTCACATAGGACTCGGGCACGCCGGATTGCTTCAGGCGGAAAGCGTTGGCCGCTTCTTCATCCTTCGCGCGCTGGCTGTTGTACGCCTCGCGCGCACGACCGCTGGCGTTGACGCCTTCGTTCATGTTGGGCGCTGCGCCTGTTGCTAGCTTTTGCTTTTCTGCCTGTGCCGCCTTCAATTCCTTGATCAGCGCAGCCAGGTTGGCCATCTCGGCCTTGTAGTAGATGTTGCCGCCCATCACATCGCCGCGCTTCTGCAGGGCGGCAAACTCGGCTTCTGCTTGCTTCAGAGCGTTGCCGGTTTCGATGGCCGAGTAGCTAACGGCCTGCAGGGGGTTCGCGAACTTTGCCGCGGCCGCTGCGCCGGACACCATCTGACCGATGAACCCGGAGCCGCTGGCCCGAGCGCGCTCCATGGCTTCGCTAATGCCGTTGAAGCCATCCGCCAGGATTTCGTACTGCCCTGCCATGAACGAGCTGGTTCCGGAGTCCCCGCCGTTCTGTTTGAGGCGCTCCCAGGCAGTAGCAACGCGGTTCACAGACGCGTCGAGACGCTGCGCCGCCTTCTCCGAGGCGCCGCCGATGTTCTTCTCCAGGGCTGCGGCGAACTTTGGCAAAAAGTCATCCGCGATGACTTCGCCTTGCTCCAACATCTTGCCCAGCTCAGCCGTCGTGACGCCCATCGCCTTGGCAGCCACTTGGAACGAGCCGGGCAGGCGCTCGCCCAGTTGCCCCCTAAGCTCTTCGGCAGACACCGTGCCCTTGGACAGCATTTGCTGCAAGGCGAGCAACACGCCGCTGGTATCTGAGGCGCTGAGGCCCATGACGGCGCTGGCCTTTGCAACGCTTTCAAAGACGGCTCGCGCCTTATCGCCTTCGAGGGTGGTGCCTTTAGCGGCCGCTGAGAACTGCCCATACGCTTTTGCAGTGCTAGCGAACTCCAGCCCGAGGCGGTAGGTCACATCGCGCAGGTATTCGATTTCTTTGCCGCTGTTGCCACCGGTCGAAAAGTCGAGCATCGTGCGCAGGCGCTCCGCACTCGCGCTCGCTTCAAACATTGCTTTGGCCGCAACACCAGCAGTCGCTGCCACCGCGGCCACACCCGCCGCTGACGCGCCCATCCTGCCCAGACTACCGACCCACGACGTAGTGGTTTCCTGTGCGCCCTTGGCTTTGGCGTTGTATGCGTCGAGCTGGTCCAGCAACGGACGCAGGGCAGTCTTGTCGATGCCCTTGAAATCGGCCATCGATTCCCAGTATTTGCGGCTGTCTTTGCTCCCAGCCTCTAGCGTGGACAGGTAGCGTTGCAGGCTGCCCTTCATGCTGTTGGTGTCGCGCTGAATCTTGCGTGCGGCTACTTCCGCGCCATCCCCCATGCCTTCGAGACTTTTACCCGCGCGGTCGCCCACGCCTTCAATGCTCTTGCCCGCGCTCGTGGCTGTGTCGGCCAATTCCTTGAGCGAGCGCTTTACCGTCCTGACGCCCGCCTCGGCGCCGGCAGTATTCGCGCCGAAGACGAGTTGTGTGTTGAGATCAGCCATTGAGCCTCTGAAACGAAAAAGGCCCGCCAAATGGCGAGCCTTAGAAATGAAAAAACCCGCCAGAGCGGGCTTCGGATGCGAGGGGTTCTCGCTACTGCGGGATCAGCACAGCACCGCAATGCTTGCATTTGCGCGCATCACTGCGCACCAACTCTTTGCAATCCGGACATCGGACATGCGTCTCAGGGGTTATCGCAGCCCCCGCCTCATCGCGCTGCACATTGGCGGCGCCAACTTTCGGCAGCACCATCAACAGAATGAAAGACAGAAGCGGCGAAATTAGCGCCGACAGCAAGAACCACCCGAAACCGCTGCGACCGCGACCAGACGCCGCGATTGCAACGATGACCGAGAACACCACCCAGCCGAGAAATATCTCCATAGCCCCTCCATTTAGAAGGGGCCATGTTACTAAATGGTGCAGCCCTCGTGCAGCTTTCGTTTCGCCTCTAGATACAGCTGCGCGGCTTCTTCCGCTGTCTTGCGGTATCCCAAATGATGCGGCTTCTTGTCAACCTGAATGGACGCCCTCCAGAGTTTCCCGTGTTTGAACCACGAAACACCTAGCAGTCCAACTTCGTTGTCAGAGCGCGCACTGCGCATATTTTCCTTGTTCACCCTGGACACCACATCCCTCAGATTCGTCCAGGCGTTGTCTGACCTCGCGCCGTTGATGTGGTCCACTTCATGGAGGGGCCACTTCCCTGTCATGTAGAGGAACGCTAGACGATGGGCAAGCCAGAGGTGGCCGTCAACTCTTAATTTGACATAGCCAATGTTCTTACAGAGGCATCCAGCGACACTGCCCACCCGGCAATGCGGTCTTGTTTTGGCCCATGTAAACACCCCTGTTTCAGGGTTGTAGTGCAGCACCTCGCGCAGGCGCTCCGCTGTGAGAGCCGCCTTCATGCAGCCACTCCGGAAATCGCGTGATCATCCCACCATGACGGCGGGAGGTCGCTTTCTAGAATTCCCATTGCGTCAATGCGCTTGCGCAAGGTTCCAAGGTCTGTCCAGATGGCTGCCAAGCGACTGCGGTTGACCAGCATGTGGCCGGGCTTCAACTCAACATAGTTTTTGCCGCCGCCCCCGATTTTTCGCTGCAGCGCAATAAGCAGCGGGTCAAACAAATTTACCGGCACCGAATCAACCTGCTGCACCAGCCGCGCTACCTGCGCATTGATCGTTTCCTCTGCCGGTGCTGCATCAAGCACCTCCCACTCCGCAGTGTGGCGAGCGATGATCGAAACTCGCTGAACTCCTGGCGGGGAATCTCACGATAGGCCACGCCGAAGTGCGCCTTCAACTTGCTCCACCCCTTGATCATCGCCCCGGCCTGTTTTTCTTTGGGCAGGCGCTCCACCGCCGTCTTGAGCATCAGGCGCAGCGTGTTTTGTTCTTCCGCCGTCAGCACATCGCCGGGGTTGACCGTGAAGGGCTTGCCGACATAGATACCCGTCTTGCGGATCGCTGGCAGAACTTCGCTTGTCACCCACTTCGCAAACTTGCGCGCTTCGGGCTTTCGGCTGCGCAGCACCAGAGCGTAAAGCCCAGACTCGTTGATGACCACGGTGTGGCGAGCTCCGCCCCGGCTGCGAAGGGGGCTCACAATGTGAGTACCCTTTGACTCTAACGACTGGTTAGAGTCATTCGAATGACTGTCGCGAGCGGCTACAGTCATTCGCTCGTCGTCGTCCAAGTGATCCGCCACTGCCTTGCTGGTGTTCTTGTAGTCCAAGGCGGCGCACACGTCACTGGCCACGAACCATGGCTCGCCGTCACGCACCACGACACGCACCGAATGCGCGCCGAAATTGAAGACGGGTTGGCTGCTGACTTGAACTGCTTTAGAATCGCTCATGTTGCTTTCCTTGTGATAGGGGTTTGCTTCACTCAAAGCCTCGGTTGTTAGCGCAACCGGGGCTTTTCCTTTTTCAGGCTGCACTTGCATGCTGGCCTTGCTGGGCTTTGCGGCTCTGTTCCAGTCTCAGGATCAGTTCAGCCGTAACGCTGCGCCGCGCTTCTGCCGCCTGCGCCTTCAGCCACTCTTTCAGTTCTGCGGGTATCCGCACATTTGTTTGCTCATCGTGCCGAGCCATATGGCCTCCTTTCGTATAGCACGGTACTAATACTAGCACCGTGTTAGCACAAGTGCAAGCACCGTGATGCGACAATCGAAAAATGGCCCGTTCAGACCCGCAGCTCAACTTCCGCATCCCCGTCGAACTTCGCGACAAACTGGACGCAGCCGCCAGGGAGAACAACAGGTCGCTAACTGGCGAGCTGATCGCCAGACTTGAGCGAACTTTTTCTGATGAGCCCGCGGTGAACGGCATCAGCATGAGCGCGATCTTTGAAAAGCTGGAAGAGATCGAGTCTTCGATCAAGGCCGGCAAGTTCCCGGCCGCCAAGCCTTCTTCGAAGTAGGCTCACTCCTTGGCGATGCGCGCAAACTCTCTCATCACCTCCAGCGCGGCACCCTCAAGGAACATCAAGTCGCCGTGCAGAGCGTTCCAGCCATCAGCATCCAGCCCCTGCCGATCCATCAATGGATAGATGGATGGCCATTCCAGCCCGATAGGGACCACAGGAGGCGGCCCCATGCCACCGCCAGGCGGGAAGCGCCAGCGGGTGCCAACCAGCCGGAAGACACCCAACGCCCGCTCGTTGTCTGGCCAAACCTCCACGATGTCGGTTTCGTAGTCTTCCAGCTCAAAGCCTTCGGACTTCGCCTCCGATTCCGTGATGGGTGGCTCGTGCAGCGCGCGAGCGATTGCGGCTAGTTTCCCAGTCGGCCGTGGAAGATGGCGGCGTCGTAGGCCTGCGCCACTGCGCCCAGCGCGCCGCCGAAACGGTCTTCCATGTCGATCAGATTCGCCGCGCTGAATTCGTCTTCCAAATCCCATCCGCTAGCGAGCTTCAGGACCAGGTCGGCCATCTTGCGCATATCTCCGCCGACGGCATTCAGGTAAGAGAACTTCTCGGCTGGAGCGGGTTCCGCGCCTTCGTCCGGCTCTGCCTTTGTGAGGCCGAGAGTCTCGTCGCGCATCGCCGCCCACTGCGTTTTGCGCAGGGCCTTGGCGGTGAACGTGATGGTCAGTGGATCGCCGCCCAGTTGCCGGATGGAAACCGGCATTGCGAACTCAGGCGGGGTATCGGGCATGCTTTTGAGGCTGGCGACGGGGACGGTCTTTTGCTTTTCGGCTTTGGTCATAGTGGTCTTTCGCAAGGGTAGAAATTGCCCGTGCACACCCGCGCCGCCCCTTGCGAAGGCGAACGCGGATGTGTCGGTGCTCTGGAGATGGGCCGAAGCCCGGGGATCAGGCGGCGTAGCGCGTGCTGATGTTTTGGGCGTTGAACGTGCCCTTGACGGTCACGGCCTGGCCTTCGGTCAGGGTTTCTTCTTCGTTGAAGCTGACCTTTGCGGGGATCAGCGACACGGCGCCGGTCTTGGCGCGGCGGCGCACGACGGTGTCAGCATTGGTATCCGACAGCATCTTGAGCGCATCGTAGGCAGGGGTTCCGATCATGTCGGCGTCCATATCGAACGTGCGCTGCACGGCATTGAAGCCGTCGTTAAGCACGATTTCTACGTCGCTTTCGATGAACTTCACGTTCACAGTCTTTGCATCGCCGCCCGAGCTGGAGTGGTTCATGGTGCGGTCCAGATCCACCCAGGTGCTGACCTTACGAACCGACCCGGCGCCGCCGCCAGGGGTGAACAACTCGGTGTTGCTGGTGTCGACTTTCTCAAGCACGAAAGCGTCAGTGGTCTGCGTCTTCACGCGGGCCGCGCGGAAGTTCAGACGGCCCCAGCCACTGTAGATGAGAAGAATGTCGCCAACGCTGTAGCCGTGGGCGGTGCTGGAAACGGACGCCTCTGCGGCGTTCGAGATTGCAGTGATGGGTTTCGCGGCTGCGAGGGCGGTTGCGACACTGTGAACAGTGCCATTCGGAGTGCGTGCCATGGTGAGGGCCTTTCTTTCGGAAACAAAAAAGGCCCGCCGAAGCGAGCCTGTTGGGGGCGCCCTGCATGCGCTGGGCAACAAAAAAGCCGCTCTGATTGCTCAGGGCGGCTTGCGGTGGTGGCTTGCGCCTAATCGGTTATCTGGTCGTCCAGATAGAAAAGTCTTGCTGGCTCGAATACAGGTTGGTGTCCTGCTCGAATCCGGAAATACGGGCGCCGATGGCTTCGGCCTGAATGACCGGCGCGGCCAAGATTGCGGCCTCTACCTGCTTCATCAGGCTGATCGCTGCCAAGCGGGTCGCCGCCCAGCAAACGATCTGCATGCGGGCGTTTTCCTTGTCGGGCAGCGTGCCCTCCATGTACTTGATGTTCTTGCCGCCAACCTGCTGGTAAACGATGCGCGGCAGCAGCGCGCCAGATGGCGCCACATCCGGATAGATGCGGCCGGACACAAGGCCAGTCAGCAGCGGGACGATTGCGGCCTCTGCACTCATTTGATGACCTTTCGCAGGCCGTCGAGAAACGCCTTGTTGGCAGCGCGTACGGCCTCGCTTTCCTTGGCGTCATAAGCCGGGCGAAGGAATGGTGTCGCAGGCCGCCTGCTGTTGCCGTACTCGTTTTCCACGAACAGCCCGTAAAAGGCGTCCGTCTTATTCCAGGAAATTCTGTATTTGGCGACACCGTTGCCGGAGTCCTTGTCTATATAGGCGCGGTAGATCGCGCGCTTCAGATTCCCCGGCTGGTACGTCTGCTTCTTACCCTTTGTGCTGTGCTCTTTCTTCGACACCGGCACGCGGTCTAGCACCTCTTGATACAGCACATCGGCACCGGCCTTCGCGGAGACGCGCGCGTTCTCCTGAGTGGCCTTGGCGATGCGGTCCATCTTGTCCAGTAGTGCGCCCAAGTTGTGGCCAATGGTGATCATGCGACGACCTCCACCGCAAGGTCCAAAAACTCCCGCCCAGACACATCCGGCATCACCGCCTTTATTTCGTAGGCCACCAGGTTGTGCACCACGCGCATCCCGGCATTCACGCCTGCCAGGTAGCGGATGCGCACCGAGGCGGCCACCACCGACACCGGGGCGCCTGCCTTGATGGCCTCCAGGCCGGACTTCATGCGGATGTCGGCCCACAGCGTGGCCACGTCCGTCCAGCCGGGGATGGGCTGGCCCAGCTCGTCCTGGGCGGTGCCCGGGGTCTGCAGCACGCAGCGGCGGTTGAGGCGTCCGGCTTGCATCAGGCACCCCCAGAGAAATTGATGTATGGCGTGATCAGGAACTCCGAGCCCATCGGCATCGCGGTGACTGTTGCACCTGTGATCACATCCTCACGGTTTGCGTACAGGTTCCCGACGATCAGCAGCACGGCCGCATTGATCGCCTCGTTCACATGGATGCCCGTGGTGTCCTCGTCAGGGATGGCGTCTCCCGTGTCGTACACCTTGCGGAAAATTCGACCCTCAACGTTCGAATAGGCGGCGGCGAGCCACGCTGTGATCAGCGTGTCCTCATCGCTGCCATCCACTCGGAGGTGGAGCTTCGCGGCGGGAAGGTCGATCTTCGCCATGGTCACTCAGCAGCCAGGGACAGCGCGTAAGCCACTGCGTCGGGGTGTGCGTCCAGTTCGCCAGAGGCTTCGGCCTCGGCAGCGGGCACGTCCACCACGTCATTGGCCTTGCCGTATGCGCCATCGACCAGAACGCGGGCCTGGACGGTTTCAGGCGCAATGGCATTCACCGTTGCGGCCCCGGCCGAAGCCAGGGCATCAGGATCGATGACTGGCGTGTCATCAGCGGCGGGCGCGCCTACGCCGTCCACCAGCTCGCCGCTGACCAGGGCTTCACCATGTTGGACAGCAGCAGTGACGGTGGCCTCGGCGGCTTGTTTTGCGGGTTGATTTTTTGCCATGTCTGGTTCTCCAGTTGCGGCCCCGGCCGAAGCCAGGGCCTGGGGGTCGATGACGGGCGTTTCGGTCGCGACAGGCGCGGCGACACCATCAGCAAGTTCGCCAGTCACCAGGTCGTCGGTCTTCGGAGCATCGGCCGTGGCGGCTCCCTCGGCTTGTGGTTTCGCAGGTTGATTCTTTGCCATTTCTGGTTCCTTTGGACGTAAAAAAAGCACCCGTAGGTGCTTTGGTTTAGTTGGCCAGGTGGCTCCTGGCAGATAGCGCTATTGCGAATGTCATCACGACTTCATCCGACCATTCGGACTTGGCCATGTTGTAGATCCAGCAGACCACCCGACAGTTGCCCTGCGTGTAGCCCAGCTTGCTGTCGATTCGATCCACGGACGGCGCCCATGGGTGAAACCGGGAGCCCGGAGGCTTGCTAAGCTCCAACGGGATGCCAGTAACCTCGCACACGCCAGATTCCAGGCGATTCGCGATCCACTCACGCGTCAGATCAAACTCCCGCCCGGTTGTCGCTGCTCTCGCGCGAATCCATGTCAGCAAACGAGATGCGCGCCGCCAAGGGTCAGAAGACTCCTTGGCTTTTTGCGTCACTTGGTATGCCGCCCATTTCTCCCTGTTCTCCGCGTAGTACTTACTTTTCAGATCCGCCGCCGCTTTGGCTTTTACCGGATCCGCCAAGCGCTTACGCTGCAGCTCGGCCGCCCTCTCGGAATGCTTTGCATAGTGAGCTCGACCGCGCGCCGAAACACAACCGCGGCACAGATAGCTGCGATTGCGGACATGACCCTCAGACCAGTTTTCTCCTGGGGTCAGGATTGCGCTGCAATCCTTGCAGGTTGTGTTTGCCATTGATGGAGGCCTCTATATTTGAGGCCTCCATGTTACTATCAAATACTACTACGTGGCACTATTTGCGTAGTGTTTGATCGCCCCGCCGTTGTCCACCATGTTCGCGCCGGAGCGGCAGAAGGCCACGAAGCCCACCTGGCCCTTCAGCGTGAACGCCGAATCGGTCATGCGGAACAGCGTCACATCCATCACGTCGCGGATCAGGAACTTGCTGAAGTCGCCGAACAGGATGGACTTCGCGTTCGCAGCCATGGCGGCCATGTACTGGTTGATCACGATCTCGCGGCCCAGCAGGCGGTCGGGCGCGCCGCCAGGGTTGCCGGTTTCGTAGCCGGGAACAAAGATCGGGCGGTTCTGGCTGTCCTTGATCTTGCGCAGCGCCTTAAGGGTGCTGTCGTTCATCATGTAACGGCAGTTCGCACGGTAGGCCGGGTCGATGGAGTGCTCCAGGTCCACCAGGTCGTCATAGATGACGCTGGTGGTTTGGCCGGTGGTGCCTGTCTTGCCCACGGTCGATGCCGTGACCACGCCGCGTGGCTGGCTGGTGCCGGTGCCCAGGACGTGGTGACGGTCTTGGATGCGACCCAGGCGCAGGCGCAGCAGGTTCTGGATGTAAGCCTCGATGTCGAACATCGAGTCCTGCAGCAGCTCGAAGGGCAGAGCGATGCTCTTGGAGCTGTACTTGTAGACATCCAGCGATGCTTGGCCGAACGTGGTTTCAAGCACGGCAGCAGTCGTGTTCTGGGCCAGCAGTTCGCCCTCTTCCGCCGTCGCGTCTGTGGTGGGGAACAGCATCTGCGCACCAGTGGAGGTGCGGATGTTGCTGGCCACGCTGCGCACGCTGCCGGTGGCCTTCATTGCCTCGATCAGCTGGCGGCTGAACTCGGTAGCCACGGTGTAGCCACCTTCAGAGCCAGTCGTCGTGGACATTGCGGCCTGAATATCAGGGTTTTGGCGCATTGCCATTGCCTGGCGCTGATCAGTGCTGAGGGCGGAAAGTCCACCCTTGAGCATGGCGCGCAGGGCCGCAGCCTCATCGGACTTGCCGCCGCCATCCTTGATGGAGGCGTTCAGCGCCGCCTCATGCGCGGCCTGATCGTTGCCGGCCACTTCGTTCAGGCGCGTTTCGCGGGCGATTTCGCCGTCGATGGCCTCCACCTCGGCCAGGATCGCGTCGAGCGCGGAGGCGTCGGCAGCGGGCATGCGCTGATCGGTGGGGGTCTTTGCGTTCAGTTCGTGAGCGGCCTTGGCCTTTGCGTCACGCTGGGCGCGGAGTTGTGCGAGTTTCGATGCCATTTGGTGGCCTTTCTGATGAGAGAGCGCCCGCAAGGGGCATAAAAAAACCCGCAGGGCCGGTTGCCGCGCGGGGTGCTGTGAAGCCCTTGCGGGCACAAAAAAACCGCCTCTAGGGCGGTTCAGTTGTTGGGGTGACGTTTAAGCGGGCAGTAGCGAGAGCAAACGCAGGCGCTGCTGCTGACGTTCTCGGTGGTCGTCCGATGCAAAGAGCGCAGTAGGTGCGGGCTCTGGTTCTGGCTGTGGATCGGGGTTGGCGGCTGGTGGCTTTGGCGCATTGGCGAAGGCGTCTAGCTTCCAGTCAGCCGATGCCTTGGCCTTCTTGCCTCCCGTGTTCACGCGGTCTGCGAAACCGTTGTCCACGGCCTGTTCTGCGGTGAACCAAGTTTCGGCGTCCATCCATCCGCGAATTGCAGCCTCTGGCTTTCCGGACTTCGCCATGTAGGCTTCGAGCATTCCGCCGTCAACCTTCTCCATGAGGTCGGCCAGCGCGCGCAGCTCATTGCGGTCGCCCATGGCCATGCCTTGGGAGTTGTGGATCATGTATTGGGTGCCAGCGCCCATGATCACTTCGT